TATGTTTGCACCACCGTTAGATCCATTATTTTTATTCTTTCCAGCTTGAACGCCGAAAGTAGCTAGCACGCCAGTAAAGACAGATGCTATGAAAGTTGGATCAAGATCTTGTTTTGGTATTTTAAGAGCTGGTGGCAATTCAACGTATGCGAGAGTTAATATCGCACCACTCCAGACCAAGATACCTAGCCGTACAAATGTACTCAGGATCATCATCTGCTCTTCTTTGTCTTCCGCAGCTTCTTTTAATTTACCAATTAGACCTTTCGGTTTCTCCTCTTTGGGAGGAGTCTTTGTGTCGGCCATAGTAAGATTTCTATTATCCTATTATATATACGATCTATCGGGGAAACAATATTCCTTTCGCTGGTCTGTCATCGTCAGTGTATTGACGAACATCTCCACTCAGTCCTAAAACTGGGTAATTATAATTACCAAAATCAGCACTTCCAATAATAGTTCTAGTACCATTAGTAGTTGTGTAATTGGCTTCTGTAGTAAGTTGTAAAGAGTAGTTTAGTCCACCTTCATTATTATTATAATCATCGGCAGATTGTAACTGTGGGATTATAAAGTTAGCCATTAGACCTTCCTAGCAACGAATAATAACCCACGAGTTTTCGTGTTTTGATTATAAGCACCACTTATCACAACCCAAACCTCAGTTTCGTTTATAGTAATAGTATCTCCTTGTTGTATGTTTACTGAGGGAGCATCATACACAAAGTCCACTAGTCCAAAATCGTCAGGCATATTATATGGAGAGGGCACCATCATAGCATTGATAGGTATTCCTTTTATGATTGCGTTATAATTTGCACCAACATCTACAGTGCCTGTAGATTGACTAGCATAACTAGCCATTCCGTTGTTATCGTAAGTAGCATCTCTATTATACGTTCTTAGATGATAACCATAAGTGTAATTATGTGGACTACCATATGCAAGATTAGACCTATAATTTGTGAAGATACCATCATTGTCTCTATCATATGGAGCTTCTGCACATCTAATTTGATATTCTGGCCCGTACGAACTACCATTATCAGCAGAACCATATGGGAGGGTCTCCAATTGAATTCCTACATAATTGTTTGGATCTGAGTCTTGTGGGTTAATCTGTGTATAGCCTCCTAGAAATACATGATCAAGATCCCAAACAGGTGATGAGAAAGCATGAGGTATGAAGGTAAAGAAAGTATTGTTAGTTAACTTAGTTGATGATAGTGTAGGTTGTCTATATGAAAAAACAGCAAAACTAGTATCAATTCCTGATCTAAAAACATTCAAATCTAATTGATAAGTACTAGAAGAAGCAACAGTATGGGCATCGCCTGGGTCTTCAAAATAACTACTTTTAGGATTATTATATTCAGTTCCTCGACTACTCTGCATATGCCATCCAACGTCACACTTATACTGGCCAGCAAATCTAGGAACATTGAGAGTGGAACTATTACCTCCACCATAAGTGTTACTACCAGTTGGATCAGGATCAAGTGGGTGGAAGAAAGATCCAGATCCCATTTTTATCTGAGTTGTGTTTGGTGCTTGGAATGCTCTGTATGTCACTCCATACTTTTTATTATCTTCAATCTTATGTCTCAATACTCCGTAAGGCCAGTTATTGCCTACATGTATATTCTTGGTATAAAAACCATTGTGAGTTGTTCCATATGACACACTATTGTCAACAAACACGGTACAACCCCAACCAAGTCCCGAAGCTGTTTCAGTTGCCTCTCCAGGCAAGAATTCTAAGTACTCTCCATTAGTATATCCATATCCAGGCCTATTAACATAAACATAATTTGGAGTTCCATTGTATCTGGACATCATAAATGATGCACCAGTACCTATACCACTAGATGTGTACTGTTCTGCATCATAAAAAGTTCGTGTATAAGTCAATTCGTCGGTGTCATCTTGGTATATACCATAATCCACTAGACCAGTAACGATACCAGTATGATCGCACTTATCATGCCATCCTAACCATGTGAAGGCATCCTCCAACTGATTGATCAAATCTTGCTTGGTATAGCTAGCGTTGAGTGTAAATGTATTAGTACTAATTGCCATTGTTTTAAGCTTCTAGTTGTAGGATAGTAAGATAGCCTGTAATAGACTGGGTATGAGTAGAAAGGTTTTTGATTGATACATAAATGGTTGTTCCTACAGGATCGTCCATGTTACCACCCATAGTGAATGGGGAGAATGTTCCACTGGTTTCGACACCAACAGATCTAAACTCACCAACAACTCCAGAACCTGGCGCAGGGTCTTCCCCTACACTACGATTAGCATCAGCGGCTCTAGATGCACTATCAGTATATATGCGAATCCACCCATTGGCTGAGAGAGATACCTTCATCAAACCATAGGATTTAAACCCAGTTATGTCAGTGTTTCCAATACCATATCTTGCGATGGCAGTAGTGGTTCCAACAACAGTTGATCTTGATTGTAATGAACCGCCTGATGCTGTGACAGATGCAATACCAGAAGCAGAGTAAGTAACGTCAAGTCCATCACCAAAGTTTACAGTTCTTGCAGAACCAATGTTGACATCATTATCTTCAACAACAATACCAGTTCCAGTGGCATTGACGTTCAAAAGATTAGATCCATCAATCGCTGGTAGAATACCAGTGATATTGGCAGCGGGGACATCGGTGAGTCCAGAAGCAGAACCTTCAAATGATGTAGAAGATGTTACACCAGTAACATTCAATCCATATGGAGATGCGGTAACAGCTGAACCAACTGCAAGTTGATTGGCGATAGTTGCATTGTGTCCAACCTCAAGACTTCTATAAACTTTTACGAGTCTATCTGGAGTTGACCCTGCACTATAGATTCTTAGTGCTTCTTTCTGAACATCAGGTATGCCTGGATCAGTAGTTTTGAATATGAAACTTCCGTCTTCGCCAGGAGAATCAGTTCCAGAGGTTATCTGGAATACCATTTGATTCTGTAAGGAATCATCTAGTCTTATCCAACCATAATTACCTAATAGTAAAGTCTGATTATTTAAACGTAGATTACCAATCAGTTGAGTTGTGCCTTGTACTGTGAGAGGGAAAGTTGGATTGGTGGTGCCTATACCAATGTTACTAAAGGTGTGAATACCAGCATTTGTTCTTACAAATTGTTGTTCACCACCAGTAACGGTAGCAACTCCAGCACCAAATGTTACATCAATATTGTCTGCAAAATCTACAGTAGCAGCAGTACCAACTACTTGTCCACTGTTTCTAATTTCTACACCTGTACCAGCCGCAACCACACCAGTAAGTTGTGATCCATCTAATGCTGGTAACTGACCTGTCAACTGATTCGCATTTAATGATCCATAGAATCCTGTCGCAGATACAATACCAGAAACAGTCAGTGCCTCAGTGATAACAGTCGTTTTTATACCAACATTACCACTTGCATTGATAGTCTGTCGAATATTTCCTTGACCATCAGATAGTACAACAAAGTTAGATGAGGTTCTGATGTCTAGATCCGTATCAAAACCTTGATATGAACCTAGTAATACGTTATAAGATCCAGTTGTTACCTGTTTGCCTGCATCGTTACCTAGTGCAAGGTTGTATGATCCAGAGGTGGCACCGTAAAGAGATAAGTTACCGACAGCAATGTTGTATCCACTACCACCACTCAATGATCTCAGTGGTTGATCACCTATACCAATATTATTATTAGATCCACTACCTATGACTGAGTTACCTAGCTTAAGGTTAGTTCCACTAGGAGTTTGAATCCTTCCAGACACAACTGTGGTAACACCTGTGTTGTTAAATCCGTCAACATCAAGAGTGCCTTTGATATTTGCATTACCATTAGCGGTGAATACCTTGGCTGGATCTGGGCATGTCATACCCACACCAACTCTTGCAGTGGTTCCTATACCTATCTGGCCAGGCAACCCATCATTGTTCCAGATTGTACCAGTAGCGGTGCTACTGATGGTAACAATACCACAGTGAGGACTGGTATTGATGAGAATATTATTTCCTTCAACTACAGAGGTAACAATACCTGTTAGTTTATTACCTGATCCAAAATACTCACCTGTTACGGTAACTCCGAGTGCTATTGTTTCCAGACGTTTTGTTCCATTTTGGAATAGCTCTACAGATCCGCCTGGTTTAAAGTTTGCTAACTGATTACCATTGGTGTCAGTAATTTTTGTGTCAGAATCTGATACTAATTTAAAATCACTTCCACTATATGTTATATGTGCCTCGTCAGAGTCTCCAAAGTTTGCTTTGAGAGTCGCTGGTAACTTTAATCCACCATTAGATAATCTACTAATCTTTACATTACCGTAGACTTCAAGAGCCTCAGTCGCTGTGGTCGTTCCTATACCAACATTAGATGATGTAACAATACCAGTGACATTCTTTGACCAATATCCAGTTCCAAAACCAGCCTGACCAGCAGTAAAATCAATAGAAACATTGGTTATACCTGTGATTTTACCTTGATTATTGACTGCAATCTGTGGAACTATCGTAGTATTACCATACGTTCCGCTATTAGCACCAGTTAAATTAATCAGTGCTCCACCATTACCATAAAATTCTGAAGCAGTAATGATACCAGTGGTGTTTACACTAGAATCACCCTGTAATGTAACAGCAACGTCTGCAAGACTAGCCTTTGGAGCAGTAACCTGTGCAGAATATGATAGCACAGACCAGTTCCCATCACCTACACCAACAATCCAATCACCAGAATATACACTAGAGATGCCTGGGTTAGAATAAGTTGCGATACCAACGTCAGTACCACCCTTGGCGACAATAAAATAGTCACCTGTTGTGATACCAGATGACGCAAGGGTTTGTCCTATGCCAGTATATCCTCTTCCCTGTCCAACAACTGTTAGTGTAGTGACAACACCAGCAACTGCATCATAAAATCCAACAATATTTAAGTTTGTACCAAGAGCATTGATCTGTGATTGTAGAACAGCAGATCCAACAGCAGTTGCAATACCAGTAAGTCCCGATCCGTCACCTCTAAAGGCAGTCGCAGTGACAATACCACCAGCAACAAATCCAGACGCACCAACTACATCTGTAGTAAACCC